CTTGCAGATGCATCGCGCTGTTCTTCGATGTTAATTGGTCCATTAGCACCAAATCCCATTCCAAGTGCGCCTTTTGAGAACATACCGCCAGCAGCATCACCGCCAGAACCGACATCCTCATTGATTTCCTGTGACCAGTATACGTCAGTTCCTGCAACACGCCCTACGAAACCGTTAACCAAACCTTCAGCAGAAGTTGGGTTATCAGCCATTTGTGAACCGCTATTGGTGTTGATTAACAACTGAAGCAGACCTTTAGCACCCCAAACCTGTTTTGGTGAAAGTACCAAGTTGTAAGGAGCAGGTGCGCCAGCAGCGTGTAGCTGTCTTGCAGCATCAAAAACGTGACTTAAAGCCATCGCAGTTCCAGCACCAGCAACAGTTTGCGAGAATCCTGTGAATTTAGATACAAGAAGGTCGTCAGCTTTCATTGCAAGCTCGTGACCAATCATTGTACCAACATCAGAAGTAAGATTCTGTGGTGAAGATTGAACTGCGAGGTCCGTCACATCAGAACGTACTACATATTCAGCAATAGCAGCTTGTGCTTTACTGATTGTTCTGGTAGTTGTAGAAGTGTAATCAGAACCGTCTGTTCCACTACCTACGTTTGATGATGCTGGATCAGCATAAAATGGAAACGATACTGTTCCAGAACCTTGTGGAGCTGTTGCAGTCGTTACCAATGGAATCATAACGCCAGACTCTTGAAATGCAATGATAGCATCAGCAAGAATCAGTTCGCCAGATTGAATCGTTGATTGTTTAGTAATCGCCATTATTATTTCCTAACTATATTTCCTTGCTCGTCAAAATCAACGCCTGTGAAATACTTTTTTGACTCTAATGATTTACCACGCGTGTATCGATCGTATCTTTCTTCCATAAAATCGACCATATCTAACCGACTGGCTGGCTTATCATAGATTTTAACATCCATATTGCCTGCTTCGTCAGTAGTTACTTTACAGTCGTCTTTAGGATCAACATCAATACCTGCAATAGTATCTTTTTTACCGTCAGTTATCAAAGATTGTACTCCATACGCTTGACTTCTTGTCACTTGTTCGCATCTTTTTATAGCCAGCAGGGTCTTTTAGTGCAAATTCCGACATACTATTGTATCCACCAAAATCTGCGCTTCCAGCCTTTGCTGTCTTTGCGACTGCGGCAGGTCGCTGTGCGACTTTCGTAACGTGAGCTTCGAGTTTTTCCAAATTCATATCCGCATAGATGTCACGGTCATCTTCAGACAACTGCGATAGTAACGCTTCGCGGCGACTTGTCTGATAAGAATCAAAAGCCTCTGCCTTCGTTTTGTATTTATCAAGATCGGTCTGCATTTGCGTTACAACCTTGTCATACTCTCCACGAGCTTCTAATTCCTTTTGTTTACGCTCTTTGCCTTGCTGTTCAATCTGACTTTTAAGATCAGAAAGCTCGGATTTAAACGTGTTTCTTTCGTCTACCAGTTCCTTGAACCGTGCATAAGGTACTGACTCAACGGACTGCTTTTCTTCGCTTGCAGCTGGAGCGGTGTCCACTTTAACGTCTTGGACTTCGACTTTTTCGTCACTCATTTTAACCTCTTGTTTGAGTTATCGTTTACCAACTTTTATCACCGTGTCTTTTTTTGTGTATTTTGTGATATTCTTTCCGATGAAGTCGGAAATCTTGTTTGTGACTGCTGTGATATTCTTATCACTTAAATCTTGTATATTGTACTTCAAATCTTGTAATCCCATAACGACAGAACCGCGCTGATAATTTAGCTCTGCAAAATTCTTTGTAGACTTAACTGTGATCCTGCGTAATGTTTCGCCAGTAAGCCTTGCATTAACCTTGCCAGTTTCTCTGTTAGTTGATATGCCTTCAAATCCTTTTAATCTTTCACCTGCGCCTACTTTATCTGGACCTCTACCAAACTTACGCATCCCATTAGCTTTATAATCTTTATATGCAAAGCCATCTGTTGAACCTTTGTACGACCTCTTGCTTCCAGACTGCGGTAAACCTTCGTTAGAATCTTTGCGTATGCGACCAAGCGCAAACTCGCCTGCTTGCTTCCAGATTACTGGATTTAATTTAGTTACGTCTGATATTCTCATACTGGAATCCAATCGTGTCTACAGTTCCAACCACCACGCGTTGCAAAATCGACTGATCCTAAAGCGTTTATTTCTTCTGCGGTATAACCTGTATCATTCTTTGCAGATCGCAACACCTCTTTGCAAATATCGCGTGTCACATCATCATTTGGTCCAACATAAGTAAACTTTTGCTCTGGTAAGTTAGCAAATGCTTCAGCAGTAGTTGCGTTAGATAGTCTGGCAAATGCATCACCAACAACCACTCTTTTTTGTGGACCAGTTAACATCTTTTTTGCGCCATATTCAGCCTTTAATCTTGTAGCAAGGTCTTTAGCTGGCTCACCTGTTATTACAGCTCTTGTAAGCTCTTTTTTAAGGTCTGATGCGTATTGCTCGTATCCTTTTACAAGTGAATCAATCTCAAGTAAGCGCATTGTTTCAATAGCTTGTAGATTTACTGTACTTACGCCTGCGCCTAATTGTGTTGCAGTTTGTAAAGCAGATGTAATCTCTTTGTTAAAGTCTTTGTACAGATCATCGATTGCGTTTGACAAGCCCAATGACTTCATTTCATCCATAAAGTTAAGCGCACGAATAGTTTGTAGCTTTTGTTCTGTGCTTAATCCTTCAAGGCGTGGAAGTATCTTGCTGACCTTGTCAAGCAGTTGATTCTGAATCTGCTCTAAACTGTCAAAGTATTTATCTACGAATTTAGCCACCAATTATATCCAGAATAGATTGTGGTTGTGTAGGCTCTACTGTCGGTTCTTCTTCTTGTATCTCGCCGAGCAACTCTTGTATTGATTCTTCGTCAAGGTCTGGGTTTAGTTCCTCTAATATTCTACGCTTGGTTGTTAATCCATTAGCAAGCTCCCAGTCGTACTGATCGCGTTGCTCTTTAGGGTCGTGTACTGTTTCTGGCTCTGTAAAATCAACGTGATAATCGTCATCAACATTAATATTATTTGCAGCAAGTATAGCTTGGTCCACTTTAAAACGATTGTGTTCAAATGGTCGCCAAGTATCCTCAACAGATGCTGCGCGCGCCTCGTAGTTTTCAAGGTTCTCTAACTTAACCTGTACTCCGCTATTGGCTTGTGAATCTGCCCAACGTGCAACAAGATGATTATTGGAAGCGGTGTCTTGTATAATGAACTTAATCAGTTCTACGATTTTATTTAGGTCGCCAGCAGGTAGCTTATTCATCGTAGCACCATCTGGGAGCATAATAATTTCCTCGACACCTGCTCTAATAGGTGTGTCTTGCATTACGCCTGTAACGTACTTAATGCCAAGCGCATCAATTCTTGCGGCAATCATTGCCTCTGTATAGAGTATTGCAACGTGTTCTTGTGCGCTAACAATATCGAGCGCACCAGCTTGCCAGTATTCATCAACAAGCTCTTGATTGCGTTTTGCGAACGTAAAGGGTAGTATGTCAAACACATTATCCTCGTGGAAATGTATCTTGCCTTTTTCATCGAACTTCATATGCATACCAATATGGTCCTCGGTAGTTCTGGACCAAAACTCATACATACGTTTTGTTCTGTCGTTCATATTCGCAATAGGATAAAAGACTGCCGCTTCTTCTGTACTTCCTTCAAGGAATAAGGGAAAGAAGTACGGTATAATATCATACTGAAGTTTTTCGCCATCAAACATAGATGACATACACATATTGCCAGTTAAAAAGGTCATCTTCTCCATCTGGCGCATTTTAGAGTCTATATCTTTTGGTAGGTACTCTGTGTAACGCTCGTTAAGGCGTACAGGTCTGTCCTTATATACCAATGAACGCGCACTAACCATACGATGCGTAAAATTAGGCAAGGTAGGTGGTAACTTAACACCGCCTTCAAAGTATGGCGTAATATATTCATCATACTCGCCTTCATAGTAATCAATCATCTTCATACGTCTTTTAGTTACTTTGTCGTCAGTATGCCCAATAACCTTCTTTACTGACTTCATTACAGTATCGTGTGCTAAATTAGGTATTATCACGCTTGCGCCTCTTTATGCTTAAAAATCTTTCTTAATATTAACATAGTTTGTTCCTGTGTATTTTCATCAATTTGCTTTTGTAGCCTAACAGCAAAAAAAATAAAACTTACTAAAATAATGTTTAAAAAAATCGATGCTCCCAGTATAAAATTTACCATCTGCTATATCCAACAGTCTTTGGTACAATCGGCATAAGCCAGCTACAACCATAGCCAAGTGCATCTAACATATGTCCGTGTTCTGGATCGCGTGTGTCAATCTGTTGGTTTCTCCATACATTCTGCTCTAAATCCATAATCGTGTACTTACAACTACCATCGACAGTTAATCTACCCTCACGCAGTAAACGATTTACGCTATTTACTCTATCCTTAACAGGTGGATTAGCTCTTGGTGACAACACTTGAAAGCCAGCCATCTTCATAATATCGTGGTCAGTATGTGCAGCTGAAGTTTTACGCGCACTACCACTTGCATCTGGATATACTTTAATCGCAGGATATATCTGTTTTAACTGCTCTGCCAAATCATAAGTACCTGCGTTCTTTAATCTTATCTCTTTTTCAACGTGTATTTCGTCTTTTGTATGCCTAAAAATACAGGCTGATAGCTGGTCCACATTAAAATCAATTCCGCATCCTACATCCCAACTTTGCAGATCATTACGCGTTTGTATATGCTTGTTACGGTCAAACTCGTGGTATACTCTGCCTTGTGTTAGATTGACAAACTTACCGTGTACATATGCATCGATCTGTTCTTTGCTGTAAGACTTTAATAGCGTTTCTTTGTAGTCGTCTGGCAAGTGTGGATTATCAAGCGTGCTGGCTTGGATAACGCCTATATCCATTTCTTTGTTGTTAGCAAGAGTAAATCCCCAGTTAAGCTGTTCTGGAGTTCCTGTTAAGAATATCTGCGACTTTGCTGCTTCTGGATGTCGTACGCGAGCAATCATCTGCTCAAATACCTCACGCTTTTGAATAAAGGGTTCATCAATAATCGCTGAAGCAATATTAGGACCACGTAAAGAATCTGGCTTATCACCAGAACCGAACCATATCGTACCATCCCAATTATGTATTTTAAATTCTGCTCGCTGCTGATTGTATGTATAGTCAAGCCCTGCCCTGTTACAAATCTCTTTTAAAGTGACAATAATCGTCTTGGTAGCTAACTGATGTGAAGGTGATATGTACATCTGCGGTATTGGTCTGTTGATATACGACATCTGTATCGATTTCAGCGCACCAATGTAAGTCTTTCCGCTTCCGTAGCCACCAATTAGCAGTACGATCCGATTGGGCATATCCCAAAATTGCAGCTGATGCTTTAACATCTTGTCTTTTTTTATCTTGAATATCACTCAACTATTAACTCATCCTGCACAATCTTTTGCTCAATGTATTCTCTTGCTTTACCTTCTGTGCGGTCAGCAATAAAAGCAATAGCACGCATATCGCCACGTTTTGCCATCATCCAGACCTTCCGCATTACTTCTTCGCGTGTACTTCTGCCCTGTTCATCTACTTCATCACCTATGCTATCAATAATATCTTTTAACGCTCCACGCCTGCCATTAGGGTTAGCATTATTGCCTTTTTTAAATTGCGTACTTTTGTTGCCGCTTTCAGAAAAAGTACCATCTGCCCTCCGTTTAACCTCCGTTTTAGCCATTTAGCTCCACCAATCCCATCATAAATGCTTTATTTAGCTTTGTTATCAAATCTTTTACTTTATCTGTATCTATTTCGTACACGTCAAACTCCAATCTATAATTGCCAGTAGTCTTTAGATTCTTTATACCAACAAGCTCTACAGTAAGTGCGTTGCCTTCTTCTTTGCTCATATTCTACCTTCACGCCTTAATATTCTTTTTGCCCACGCAAATCCAGCATCACCACCCCAGCCAAGCCAAGATTGATATGCCTTACTGGTTTTATCTCTACGCCTTGCTGCGCGACTTTGTTCGTTATTGTGTCTACTAAAAAAAGAGTACATACGCATAACAGTATCTAACGAAAGATTCTTGCGATTAATAAGATCACGCGCACGTGCTAATCCAGTTGGTGTCATTGCCCTTCTGGAAGGTGGAAGTTCTTTACGAATATCCAAAGCACGTCTTGCGTTATCAGCTACTTTTTGTGGAGGTACAGGCATTATATATATTTAACCCATTTTAAACCATTTACACGCCCTGTGGAACGCCTGTGATACCGCCTGTGGCGTCGTGCCTGCATATTCAGAGATAGCAGTAAAGCTAAACCCTTGTACTAAATACATAAAAACAATCTCTTTTTGTAACTCTGTAAGTTTGTGCCATTTATCTTCTATTTGCTGTGCGAACTTCAGTTCGTCTGTATTGTATGTTTCTTTTGTCGATAAATATTCAATGGCAACTTTTGCGGCGTTTAGTCTTCTTACAGCAATTTCCGCAAGTTCTGCTGCTTCTTCGTTGTAGCCTTGATTCATTTAGGGTATTTTATATTACACTCATTACATACATATAAAACATCGTCTTTTATGCATTGTTTTATTTTATCGCACAAATCACAATATGTTTCTTTTAAAATCTTTGAGGATGTTTGCCAACCTTTACTTTTTCTAATGCCAGCTACGTTTTTAATATCGTAGCCTAATTAAAATTTTCAAGAAACACCCTCATTCTTTTCCTTAATTATTGCACCCAATAAAAGTAAATAATTTCTCGCATCCATAATTCTGCCCTCGATCGGTTCATCGCAGGCTTCTACGCCATCAAGTACATAATTTCTTATTGAATCCATATGCTTTAATAAATATACTAATAAAATAAATTCTGGAAAAGTTTTAAGTCTTTCAGCAATTGACTTAAAATTTTTAAGCTTATCGGCATCATTTACCGTATATTCTTTACCTTTATCGCCCATTATCCTCATTTCTTTAAGGTGGACTTTATCTGCCCATTCAAAAAAATCCTTTACTAACATTATGTACTCCTAAATGATGTTGGGTTTTGACTTGAGTATGTTTTGTGTCTTATATGTGGCGTTTTACAAGCAGTACAGCGATATATCGGATATTTGTATGCGCTTGTCGCGTATTCTTTATCGGTTTCTACAAGGTCTTGTGATCCGCAATGCGTACAGACATCTTCATCCATAAGCACAGCAAGATTAGGATGATTACGCATATAAGGGCGTAGTTTTATGTAAACTTGTTCCAGCCCTATGACATCGTGTTTATTATAATCAAGCATCTGGTCCAGTCTGTCTTTGTCACCAGCCTCACAGTCTACCCATAATTGGAAGTCAGTTTCTAACTTGTTTTGTAGCTTAAAATACTTTGTCAAGAAGTCTTGCTTGTAGCTTGGTGCAAAAAACTCTTTTCTGGCTATTTTAAGCGTGTCAATTATTTTAAAAGGTGATGGTGGTTCTATATCTTGCGATATAAAACGCCAGCGCAGTTTTCGTAAGTCAAAGCGATCGCCATTATGTCCAACAACAATATCAGCTTCGTTAAGTAACTTCCAGATTGACTTTAACACGCGTTTATCATCGCGATTCTTTGCTTCTTTAGGCGTAACGACATCAGCCATAACTTGATCATCATACAGCCATTTAGCTGCCCAGCTTATAACGTACTGGTGCTGTGTTATCTGGTAGTGATTTATATACTGCTTGTATGTTCCCCAGCCTACAAAATGATAAAAGCTGGTTTCTATGTCAAACAATAATATTTTAGGAAACTGCGATTCGTATTCCATAAGCGGTGTTGTGAACTGCTTATTACAAATATTACATTTCCAACGCTGCTTATCATTGCGTATTCCTTTGCGGCGCGTATGATGTGTGCTACAACTTGGACAAACTGCTGTCATATGGACCTCGGTATGTGGAAGGTTAAGGTCTAAAAGGGCATATTGCTATTTGGCTTGCTTACATCTGGTTTCCATTCA